ATGCCAAAAGTAAATGGAAAGAAATTTGATTACAGCCCAAAAGGTATTGCCATGGCAAAAAACTCTGCTAAGAAAAAAGGCGTTAAAGTCCAATACAAAAACTATGGTGGCACTGTCAAAATGGAAAAAGGTGGTGGAGTCAAAGTTATGAAATGCAGAGGTGGTGGAGCAGCTACTCAGGGTCTTGAATTTAAAATGAGAGACTAATGGATGTAGATTTTCTTAATAAATTGCAAAAAGAGATCGATTCTAAGATCGAAGCAATTAAAGAAACATACATGGGTGGTGGACTAAATGACATGGAACACCATAAATACTTGCAAGGACAACTGGAAGCGTTGTATTATGTACAGGATTTTATAAAAAATTACTTTAAGGCAAACAATGACTAAAAAAACAGTAGAATTATCCTCAGCTTATGTAGAACCTGATGAGGTTGTATTAGACCCAACCAAGCTAGATGATTCTGTTTTAGATCGTATGCCTCAACCTACTGGTTGGAAAATCTTGGTACTGCCTTATCGTGGTAAGGGAGTTACAAAAGGAGGAATCCTTCTCACAAAAGAATCACAAGACAAGGAACAACTGGCAACAGTTGTAGCTTATGTGGTGAAGTGTGGACCTCTTTGTTATAGTGGAGAAAAATATGGAGCACCATGGTGTCACGAAAAACAATGGGTTCTCATTGGTCGTTACGCAGGTGCTAGGTTTAAATTAGATGATGGTGCAGAAGTTAGAATAATTAACGATGACGAAGTTATTGCGACAATTTCTAATCCTGATGATATAGTGAGTTTATAAATGGTAGAAAATAAAACAGAACAAGTTGCATCTGAAGAACTAGACATCGAAATAGTTGAGGAAGCAACAGATCAAAACGCAGTTGTACAATCTGACGATGAGTTAGATGAGTACACAAAAGGTGTGTCTAAAAGAGTAAACAAACTTACTCAAAGAGCAAAAGAAGCTGAACAAAGAGCACAGTATCTTGAGCAAGTAGCAGCTCAAAAGGATGCTGAAATAAATGCTTTGCGTACACATACCAATGAACTTGGTGCACAAACCTTGCTTGCAGAAGAACAATCTATTGAAGCAAAAGAACAACAAGCCAACGAGTTGTACAAAAAAGCTGTTGAATCAGGTGATGCAGAGCTTATGTCTAAAGCAGACACTCTCAAAAGCGATCTTTCTATACAAAAAGAAAAAGTACGCATGGCTAAAAACAGAAAACAACAGCCACAACAAGCACAACAAGTGCAACAAGTACAACCACAAGTACAACAACAAGCTGATCCACAGCCTACTAGAGAGGCTTTAGATTGGGCAAGTAAAAATACTTGGTATGGAGATCAATCTAACCAAGAAAGTGTTGAAGCAACCCAATTTGCGTATTTTACTCATTTTAATTTAGTCAATGAAGGCTTTGAAGCTGATTCAGACGACTACTACAATGAGTTAAACAAAAGAGTTTTTAAAGTTTATCCTTCATTGGATAACAATGAAAAAGCCGAAGTAAAAGATGATAGACCCTCTGTGCAAAGAGTCGCATCTGCTTCTGTAGGAAGTCGGCAAAAAACACAAGCTAAAAAGAAAGGCGTGACTTTTTCTAAGTCCGAAGTAGATCGCCTCAGAGGGTTAAAACCTTACAACATGTCAGAAGATGACTGGTTGAAAAGAGTAGCCCAAGAGAAACAAAAAATTTCACAAAGAGAGGTAATCTAATGAAAGACGAAAAGAATTTGGACATGACTAGAACTGTTCGTGATTCCGAGACACACGATAAAGAGGCTCGTAGAAAACCATGGCGACCAGTCAGAAAACTTGAAACTCCTCCACCACCTGAAGGCTATGAATACAGGTGGATTAGAGAAGCAACTTTAGGTCAAGAAGATGCAAATAACATGAGTTACAGACTAAGGGAGGGTTGGGAACTTGTACAAGGTTCTGAGCTACCTGAAGGATGGCATTTTCCTACTATCGAACAAGGCAGGATGGCAGGCGTAATTCACAACGAAGGACTCGTTTTAGCAAAAATGCCAACTGAGACTGTACAAGAAAGAAGAGATCACTACGAGGGTAAAACTCGTCAGGCAAATGAAGCGTTAGACAATACTATGTTTAACGATTCTTCTAAAGACAATCGATATGTTAAGTATGATTCTAAGCGAGAATCTCAAGTTACTTTTGGACAAAAAAAGTAACTAATAACAGGAAACTAAATTATGGCAAATAAAAATGCTCCATTTGGTCTAAAACCTGTTCGTATGATGAGTGGTGCACCTTATTCAGGTGGACAATCAAGATACAGAATCGCTAGTGGTGCGACTACCCCAATTTTCCAAGGAGACTTGGTTACTCAGCTAACAGCAGGAGTATTGGGCAGACACGCCGCTACTGGAACTGTGCCTATTATTGGAGTTTTTAATGGCGTAAGCTATACAAATTCTTCAGGCGAACAGATTTTTAGCAACTATTATGAAGGAAGTATTACTTCCTCTGATATTATGGCTCATGTGATAGATCACCCTAATGTTGTTTTTGAAGTGCAATGCAATGCAGCTTTTCCAGTTGCAGACTTGTTCGGAAACTTCGACATTGTTGATGGATCACCTGTGGGCGACACGAAGTCAGGAAGATCAAATACTGAATGTGCAGTTAGCACTGGTAACACCACTGCTACACTACCACTGAAAGTCTTAGATATTTCTGAAGACCCTGATAACTCGGATGTAGGTTCGACTGACACTAATGTTCTATGTGTGATTCAAAATCATATATGTGGACAAAAAAGTGCAGGTTTAGCATAAGGATATAAATTATGGCAATTTCAAGAGCACAATTAGCGAAGGAACTTGAACCCGGTCTGAACAGTTTATTTGGACTTGAGTACGATCAGTACCAACAAGAATATACTGAAATTTTTTCTATCGAAGACTCTCAAAAGGCTTTCGAGGAAGAAGTATTGGTTATGGGTTTTGGTTCAGCACCAACTAAGTCTGAAGGTCAAGGAGTTGTTTTTGACAATTCTTCTGAAAGTTATACAGCAAGATATACGCATGACACGATTGCGTTAGCTTTTGCACTAACAGAAGAAGCAGTTGAAGATAACCTCTACGATTCTTTAGGAAAAAGATATACAAAAGCACTAGCACGATCAATGGCTAACACCAAAGAAGTCAAAGGTGCCAATGTACTCAATAACGCATTTTCTACCAGTTTTACTGGTGGTGATGGAAAACCTTTAATCGCTACAGATCACCCACTTGCAGGTGGTGGAACTGCTGCGAATAGAGCGACTTCTATGGCTGACCTCAATGAAACTTCATTGGAAGATGCACTTATTGACATCTCAACATTTACAGACGATAGAGGTCTAACAATCTCTGTTAATGCTTCAAAACTTGTGGTTCCACCACAGTTAGTTTTTGTTGCTGACAGAATATTGAACAGCACTCTAAGACCAGGTACATCAGATAATGATATTAACGCTATCCAAAACACAGGTGTTTTACCGGGTGGTTATACAGTTAATCATTACTTGACTGATCCTGATGCTTTCTTCTTGCTTACATCTGTTACAGATCAAGGCGAGGGTCTAAAAATGTTCCAAAGAACAGGCATGGAGACTAACATGGAACCTGATTTTTCTACTGGTAACATTCGTTACAAAGCTAGAGAAAGATACAGCTTCGGTTTTTCAAACTGGCGTGGTATTTATGGTTCACAAGGAGCTTAATTGAACGATTTGTAATAGCGTTTATTACTCAACTATTACTTAAAAAGGGCTCAAAAGAGCCCTTTTTTTTTGACTTTTTTTAAATAATACGACATATCAGTGACTTACAATATGTAATATATGTGTAAAAAGTTGTACATTTATGTAAAAAGATGTATATTACTTATATGGGAAATAAATTAAATAACAAAAAAGGAGCAAATATGTTAAACATTTCAGACTTTAATCAACACGACATCACTTTCGAGCATGCTGTCAACATCATGACTACTTATGGCAAGAACGATCTTCTTGACAGCATGAAGGCTTTTAAAAAAAAGTTTTACGAGAACTTAAACAATGAGGATTTTGAAGATGGTTACTACATCGAAATAAATGCTTACAACACAGTCTTCGAAGGCATGAGCAATTTGCTTGCTCCCAAGGAGTTAGAACTTGATACATTTATTAAAAAATTAGGAGTAGCGTAATGAACAACTTAAAAGAACAACTATCTAACTATGCTTACATGAGCTACGAAACCTATCGTGTTTTGAAAGCAAAAATTCTCAAACTTACTGATGGAGAGATTGCTGATTTACATGAACACATGGACATGGTGACAGAGAATGAAATGGAGCGTAGGTCTATGTGTGAAGACAATAGTGAAATAAGACAGTGGGAGCAAAGAACTAAATACATTAACAAGTTAAAAAAAGTTACATGGAAAGCAGTAGAGAGAGAATTAGATCGTTACGATGCTATTCCAATAGAAACTCATATCAAAGAAGCAGATACAGAGTGTCTTTTAGCAATGAACGAGTACGAAGTTAATGGCACAACCATGACACAAAAAGTTAAAGACTTAGTACAAAATGAACTTAAACTTAGAGAGGTAGCGTAATGGAAAAATATGTACGATATTACATCGCAAGTGGATCATTGACTGCAATGTACACACTTTGTGTTGGTTATGGTGTAGACACCAAGGGTGAATACATTGTTAATCTTTCTACTGATCCCAAGACAGCAGTAGAGAAAGCCATGGATTATGTCAACAAGTCAGGTGACACTTACCCTCTTGACACATCATATGCTGATGAAAGCCTCAACGACATCATCAGAAGAAATCAAGATCAAATCGAAACTGACAACCTCAGAAGAAAAGAAAAGAACCTTGCTAACTGGATCGTAACTTCTAAAGAGTTAATTTCTCAAGGCAAAAATCCTTTTGATAAAATTTGGTCAAATGGTCATGTAGTAGGTCATTATTTTCTTGATGACATGTCTCAAGAAAGCATCAACTACTGGGCAAATCTTACTGAGTACAAAAGTGAGATTCATGAAGCCATGAGCAACATATGTAAGCCACAAGCTATTTACATTCCTAAAAATGCCAACAAACATTTTGGTTCTGTTGGTGACAAGGTTACTGTCAAAGCCTTTGTTCTAAGCCAAGATCATTATGAAAATGGTTTTGGTTACAACAATTATTCTGTAAAAATAAAATACATTACAGAAAATGGTGAAAGGCTAGTAACCAATGGTGGTGATGGAACTAAGTTTAATGAAGCTATTTGGAATTCTGTTAATACTTGGGTTGAGCTTGAGGCTACTGTTAAAACACACAACGAGTTTACTCCAAAGGTTGACTATACAGAGGTTTGTGAAAGAACTGGTGAGTATCTTTGCAAAGAAAAGGATGGTGACAAGACTTGGAACACCACTTCACTTATCAGACCAAAGCTTATCAAAGTCTTTGGTCAAGAACAGGAGGTTGCATAATGCAATACAGAGACAGAGTTGAGCAAAGGAAAAGTCAAATAGCTCTTGAGCAGTGGAGAACCTCAGTCAAATC